CACCAATGAGCTGTGGTTCGTACCATGTGGGTCAACCCTGAGTTATTAGCCCTATCGTTCTCCTGAATTTCTCAAGGTTAAATGATTCTGTTAGCTGCGCCTTACATGCCCGGTATAGCTTCTTTTCCTTCTCTGATTCCTTCGCCATCCAGTCTTGGAAACGTGGCTCCTGCGAAAGTACGTCGATAAGCTGCTGGGTAGCAGTCGAGAAGCGATCGCTTACAATTTCGCGCTGCAGTTTATTGCGGGTCAATTCGTCGCGCGCCATTAACACTCCAATCCTTCGGATTTGATCCATCCTAAACGCGTCGCGATTCTCTGTTAGCGAAGGGAATGATCCTTTTAGACCATGAGCAGCACTCATCATATCGAGGATACTTCCCGTAAACTCGACTAACCGCGCTCCAATCATAGCGAACGGGTTGTCGTTTCCCGTCCTGGCGAAGATATCTTTCCCGCAGAGTGCCCTACACGTTACATCACTCTGTAAGGTCCTTGCTAGCATTCCAAGCTTGAAGATTACGAACGTGTCTCGGATATGCTCGTTTGATATTGTCTGCTGTAAAATCCGGGTTAGAAGGGGTGACATTGTAGAAGGCACGCAATGCTTCATCAAGTAGGTATCGCCGGGGATGAGCTCGACTTTGAATCCTATCGCGTTGGCCGCCTCGGTTGCATACTGATATATCTCGCCAGCTGTGTTTCTGCCCAGGGTGTCAGTTTCGAAGCCAGCAAGGACATCATCACCCTGGTTGCATAGAAAGATGTTTCCCATTTTCTGGGATCCGATCATATCACAGATGATATCAGGGAACCCTAGGTTGGTTAGCCATTTTTGGAGAAAAATGATAGCGCCATTTGAATCGATGGCTGAAGTGGCTTTTAAACCTGAATAAAGGCCAGCTCCAGCTTCCTTCGGGACGCATATCAGCCCTCCATTTGACCCGAGATTCTCATCCAGAAAGTCAGGGATGAGGTAGGGCATCCAGGGATGGGCCGCAAGCACCCTCCACATCCACTGCGGTATTATTTCACGCGAGTGATGCATTAGAATTCGGATGATCATTAGCCTCAGAGGGACACTGTAGGTCCGGTCCATACCTGAGAAATCTGATTCGATGAATTGGAAGTCCCTGTGTTCTTGCTTCCACGCTTGTAAGTCGTTATCGAACGTCCCTGAGAAATAGAATCCCGGGATTTTCTTTCTGATGTGCGTCATCATCTGCGTAGGAGGGCCAGTTAACAAGTTGTAAATCATCGAAACCATAAAGACTTGTCTTCCCCTAACGTCATTTGTGACATCGTAGTCAGCTACTAGATCGAGTCCCTGCTTAATAAAAGCCGGAGCTGGTTTCCTTGATGGTCCCGTTCTCTTGTTGCTTCCGCAGCCGATGACTGCCGCTGGCGGAATGTTCAAGTGGCGAGCGATTAGTTGGATCCGGTCAACTAGGGGCTTTATCAACTTCATATGCGTCTGTACTAGCTCTGAGTCCTGATAGTCCTGGGACACGTCATCCATGTCGCGTGATAGAATTCCCCGATAGAGTGATGCATTAAGATAACGATACTCTGGACCTGACCGAAAAAACGGTGCTCCTGAGTTTGTGTCTAGGGGATCAGCCAGCTCCGACTCGTTCATGAGGAATTCACGTACTTTCTTCACGTCCGACTGCCGGAGTACTGTTTCCACTATGCGTTTATAAGCGCGTATGTCGTCCGCAGATGGGCTAACATTATTCGGGGAGTGCTCATTGATGTAGTAGTATTCGGGAACACGTCGCTGAATTGTGAATTTCTGTCCAATTCCGAGCTCCGCAATCACCATTGACGCAATTCTCCTAGATGGCAAGTCAGATATTGACATTGCAGCACGAAACAGATCCCCCGGATCAGCATCTAAACCGATGGGTAATCCCATACCTTCCGCGTCTTTGACTAGTGAGTCAATGCCGCTCTTTACCATATCTAGGATCTTATCGTAATGGGCGTTGTCTTCGAAAACGAAAGGGTCATCCCGCGAGGGACTGAATCGAAGGTGGTTAGCTTTAGTTCCCGGAAACCACGGATTCCCTATTGCTTCCTTCTTCTTGTCGCGTCGTAGAAAACGCCAGCCTGGCGACTGAAATTGGATTAACGTGAACGTTTCTCTTAGCAGGGACAAAGCGGATAACTTTACCTTCCTCCGTACCAGTTTGTTGCCCCATGGACTAAATCGTTGAATTTTCTTACTTGCAACGTCTGCACTTCTTCTCCTCGGTCGCGCCCGACGCATAAGGTGCGAACTTTGATTACTATTTACCTCATCGTTATGATCGCCTGCCATCATACCCTCCTTTACGTATATATTTATGTAAGCGTCATTATCTTTTGCAATGTACTTACAGTTTATCGACTAACCAGTTAACCGCTTTACGCACTACCTGAACTAGCCGCTCTAAATATTTAGTGAAAGTGTCTGAATTCAGAAGTATGCTAAATATTCTTCCGAATCCTCTAGCATTATTCTTCTTCGTCCTCTGCTTTCTTCTTCTTTCGTTTCTTGTCATTCGTATCACCAGAATCGTTAGAAGGATCATTATCAATGAGATCATCGTTGGAATCAGCAGGTCCTTTAGCACGTCGTGCATTACCACCACCTCCTCGTTGTTCCTTAGTCGTTCCTCTTACTTCGGGATGTTCAATTCCCCCCTTGAGGACGGGAACGAGTTCCTCATCGCCTTTTACGCTAGCAGCGATTTCTGTTTCGGCGGCCACCTGCTCCTTTTCGACGTCACTGATCTCCTTGTTGATCTGCGTGATCACGTCAGCTATTCCTCCACCGTCATCATCCGGCTTGGAACTGCCAGATCCCGACGAGGCTGTTATGATTCGCTTTGGGATGGTCCGCGTCACGTCGGGAGTTACACGTTGGAAATTCCATTCACCTCTTTCATATAGCGCCATACGCTCTGAGGCAGTCTCAACCGGCCCTGAGCCCGGCGCATAAGAGACGATGCGATTATTCTTGCGAATAAACTTCCGGTCAAATAGAACCGATGGAATTGAGCCTGTCGCATAGATGAAAGGCCTAATCGCAAACTGACTCATAATTTCGCCTACGTTAAGCCAGGGGATGGGCCAGCGGGCCGATAAATCGCCATTATTGATGTTAATTGAATACGAATGTGACATTCGAACTTTCTGGAAGGTTGTCATCGGGCGAGGAAGCCACCGGTAAGCCATGAAAACCAGAGTTCCGACTGCTTCACCATGGTAATCGTCGATCTTCGTCAAGCTGAGAGCTTTGAAGGCTTTCGCGGAGAAATGGAATGAGGTCAACGTCTCATCCTTGGGAATGTAAGCTCCTGTCAGTTGGAGCGCATCATGGTAATCCAACCCGTAGGGTCTCCCATGTCCTTCTATTACGGTGAAGTCATTCTCGGTGATCTCTCTGGCCTGATTATCCTTGGATGAGTTTGTCGACGAACCTTGGATTATGACAAACAGGCCAAATGAAGAGAAGATCGTAGCGAACCTCTTTCGCATTGCGGGGGAATGTAACATTTGCACAAAGTTTCGAAATGGAATATTTATAAGCGAGTGTACTACTTCATCAAACTGCATCTCCACCTCATCAGGCCTTCGTTGTAGTCCGTCAGTGGTGAACTGAGCCGGAAGCAGAGTCCTCTCTCTCGTTTCGGGGAAGGCTGTCCTCGCGATGTCAGCGGCGTACCAGGAGTCGACGAGCCCCGGGTAGTCGAAGCTTGCGAGAATTCCATCATAAGGGAAAGGTATCGCACGAGCTGTTAGCGGTGTGTCAGAG